TGTTCTTCAAACAGGGGAAGAATGGCCTTTCCTCAAAGACACTTATACTCAGACACTGACTGCTGGTACAAGAACCTATACATTCCCCACAGATTACTCTAGCGTTGACTGGGAGAGCTTTTATCTGAAGAAGCTTACCTCCGCTAACAACTCCCCTAAGTTTCTCCCTGCCATTAACTACCAGCACTACACTCAGAGCTTCCGTAGCCTTGATGATACTGGAGATACTGGTACAGGGATCACAAGCCCTGAGTATGTCTATGACAACTTCAGCACTAGCTTTGGTGTTACCCCTGTCCCAGACAAAGCTTACGAAGTAGAGTACGTGTACTGGAAAGTACCAGCAGACCTTAACATCTACTTGGATGAGAGCATTATCCCTACCCGCTTTGATTATGTTATCCTTGATGGGGCTATGATGATCATGATGCGCTTCCGTAGCAACGAACAGAGTGCTGCTATGCATCAAGGTGCTTACGAGGCAGGCATTCGTACAATGCGTAGAGTTCTTATGGATCAGCCACTGACTGTAAGGTCTACGGTTATTCAAGGGATGACTAATGCCCGATAACCTAGCCTCCTTCAAAATCTTTTGTGCGGGGGGTCTAAACACCAGTAGGGATGTACTTTCCCAAGGTGAGCTTGCCCCTGGAAGTGCTATTGCCCTGATTAACTACGAGCCTGCTGTAACTGGTGGCTACAGGAAGATCAATGGCTATTCAAACGACTATGGGACTGTCCCTGGCTTTGGGGATGTCTTGGGTGTTGTTGTCGCCAATGGTGTTGATGACGGTATCCTAGCTTGTCGCTGGAACACAAGTGACTCTGACTATTTTTATTCTTGGAATGAGACTACAGAAGAGTGGGATACCGTTACAACCCCTGACACTGTAGATGTGTCTACGGTTACAAAGATTAGATTCTCAAGACTTAACTGGGGTACCCCTAAGGTCTTCTTGACTGATGGTGTAAACCCTGGTGCTTCTTATGATGGCACAACCTACACTCAAGTTACCCATGCTAATGCCCCTACAGCACCTAAGTTCTCTACAGTCTTTCAGAACCATATGTTCTTGGCTGGAGACCCTACTGAGGTAACAAACCTTTACTTTAGTTCTCCCTACAATGAACTTGACTATGCCCCTGGGAATGGTTCTGGTGTTGTTAACGTAGGGTTCCCTATTGTTTCCATCAAGCCTTTCCGTGACGCTCTGTACATCTTTGGTAGTAATAATATCCGAAAGCTTACGGGTAACAATATTTCTAACTTTGTACTCGAGAACGTAACAGATGACTTGGGTTGCCTTGCTTCTGACAGCGTTATCGAGATTGCTGGTGACCTCTTGTTCCTCTCTCAGGATGGTCTTCGTCCTGTTAGCGGTACCAACAAGATCGGTGACGTAAACCTTGAGACTATCTCTAAGGACATCCAGTCGGTCTTTACTGACATTGTCTTTGATGTAGACCTTGAAGGGCTTAACGCTGTAGTGATTCGACAGAAGACTCAGTTCCGTATCTTCTTCAAGGCTGCTGACTCTCAAGGTATCATTGGTGCTTTTAGGCAGGGTGACCAAGGTCTTCAGTTTAACTACGGTCAGTTGCTGGGCATTGAGGCTACCGCTGCAGATAGTGGGTACCTAGGTCAGTATGAGTTTGTCATTCATGGAGATTCTACAGGTAAGGTCTATAGACAAGAACGTGGTAACAGCTTTGACGGTAACGATATCTTTAGTGTTTACCAGACACCTTACTTGCACATGCAAGACCCTGAAGTCAGAAAGATTATTTACACAGTTAGTACTTACCTTCGGTCTGAGGGTGACAACACCCTTGTACTCTCTGCTGTCTATGACTATCAGGACTTCAACACCCTCAGCCCCAACAACTACACCCTGACTACTTCAGGTGCTGCTGCCTACTACAACGAAGCTCTTTACGATAGCACAGCGATCTACGATGGTAACCCGTCTCCAGTTCAGAGAACTAATATCTCAGGTTCTGGTAGGGCAGTGTCTTTCAAGTATGTTACAAATGATACAAGTGCGTCACACAGCATTCAAGGCATTGTGGTTACGTATGGGATTGGAGATAGAAGATAATGTCAGGTTACACTAGACAGTCCGTTGCAGACATCATTGCTAACGCGGTAATCAAGGCTGCACCTGTAAACGCAGAGTTTAACGCACTTCGGGATGCCTTTGCAGCTGGCACAGGTCACAAGCACGATAACACTACTGGTCAAGGTGGGTACGTCCCACTGATTGCAGACCTTGATGGCAACAACAAAGTTACTGTAGATACAACTACTAATCGTATTAGTGTTTTCGTTGAAGTTGGTGGTGCCCCTGTTGAGCAACTCCGTATTCAAGATGGTGTGATTGTCCCAGTAACTGACAATGATATTGACCTCGGTACAAGCGTTCTTGAGTTTAAGAACCTGTTCATTGATGGTATTGCTAAGATCGACACGTTGACTGTTGATGAAAATGCTACTGTCGCTGGTACCCTTGGGGTCACTGGTGCTTCTACCCTACCTACCGTCACTGTGAGTGGTGGTACTATTAACGGTACGGTAATTGGTGGGACTACTCCTGCTGCCATTACAGGTACTAACGTCACTGCTACTACGGGCTTGTTTGGTACGCTGACAGGTAACGTAACGGGTAACCTGACGGGCAATGTTACTGGCAACGTAACTGGTAATGTCACTGGTAACCTGACGGGGAATGTCACTGCATCCTCTGGTACCAGCACGTTCACCAATGTGACCATTAACGGCTCTCTTGACTTGAACTCAGGTACTGCAGGGACTGTTACAGGTCTCTCTGCCCCTGTCAACGCAACAGACGCTACTACAAAGACTTACGTTGATACAGCAGACGCACTTAAGCTGAACCTCTCTGGTGGCACCATGTCCGGTGCTATCGCCATGGGTACCAACAAGATCACTGGTCTGGGTACGCCTACAGCCACTGCTGATGCAGCCACCAAGGGTTACGTAGATACTTCTGTCGCAAGTTTGATTGACTCTGCCCCTGGTGCCCTTGACACGCTCAACGAGCTTGCTGCTGCCCTCGGTGACGATCCTAACTTCTCGACTACCATTACAAACAGCATTGCTACTAAGCTACCCCTTGCTGGCGGTACGATGACTGGTGACATTGTCTTGGGGGCTAACAAAGCTACCTCGACTGCTACCCCTGCCACAGACGATACGCTGACCCGTAAGGGTTATGTAGATACTCAAGTAGCAACCAGACTGCCCCTTGCTGGTGGTACCATGACTGGTGCTATCGCCATGGGTACAAGTAAGATCACTGGTCTTGGTGACCCCACTGCCAATCAGGATGCTGCCACTAAGGTCTACGTAGATACTGCGGATGCACTTAAGCTAAACCTGTCTGGTGGGACCATGACGGGCAACCTTGTTATGGGTGCGAATAAAGTTACGTCAACTGCTACCCCAACTGCAGATGATGACTTGACAAGGAAGGCATATGTTGATAATATCCTAGGTAGTGCAACTGCTGCTGCTGACAGTGCTGCTGCCGCTGCTATCTCTGAGACCAATGCCCTCAACTCTGCTAACGCCTCTGCAAGCTCTGCTACAGACTCTCTTAACTCTGCCAATGCTGCTGCAAGTAGCTATGACCAGTTTGATGACCGTTACCTTGGTGCCAAAGCTTCCCCTCCAACACTAGATAACGATGGGGATGCACTTCTTACAGGTGCCTTGTACTTTGATACCACAGCAGACCTAATGAGGGTATACAATGGTACCGCTTGGATTGACGCTGGTTCTGCAGTTAATGGTACTTCTGAGCGTAATGTTTATACAGCTACTGGTGGACAAACCACTTTTGCAGTTACGTATGACATAGGCTTTGTCGATGTTTATTTAAATGGTGTTAAACTTACAATCAACACAGACTTTACAGCTACATCAGGTACAAATATTGTTCTTGCTGTAGGTGCTACTGGGGGTGACATTGTAGACATTGTTGCTTACGGCGCATTTAACATTGCTAACACTTACACTCAAACTCAAGCTGATGCACGTTACGCTCTTGCAGATGATGCACTTGCTTTGGCTATTGCTCTTGGATAAGGAAAACTAATCTTGGCGAATACTTTTAAAAACGCTGTTAGTTCGGCAGTAGGCACATCACAAACAAGTGTATACACCGTGCCATCTTCTACAACAACTACAGTTATCGGACTGACTGTTGCTAACATTCACAGTGCGGCAATTACAGTAGACATTCGAGTTACTGACACTTCTGCATCTACCACAGTCTACTTGCTTAAGGGTGCTACAATACCTGCTGGCGGTGGTCTTGTACCTATCGGTGGTGATCAGAAAGTTGTGCTTGAACAAAATGACGTACTTTCAGTTACAAGTGACACGGCTTCTAGTGTGGATGTCATCGTGTCTGTTCTTGAGCAGGCATAGGGGAGATAAATAAATGCCTTATATTGGTAATCAGCCTATTGGTGTTAGTGTAACAGGCACAAACATCATTGACGGTACAATCACTAACGCAGATATTGCAGCAGATGCAGCTATTGCTATCACTAAGCTAGATGGTGTTACCGCAACTAATACTGAACTAAACTATATAGACGGTGTTACTTCTGCAGTGCAGACACAGCTTGACGCCAAGATGACTCCTACGTATACTGGAGATGTTGATATCTCCGGTGAGTTTAAGGCTACAAGCTACAATGAGACGTTTGCAACGGTAACTTCTACTGCTGGTGGAGTCACGATCAACTGTGAAACGGGTAATGTATTTACCCACGCACTGACCGAGAACACGACTTTCACGTTCTCTAACCCACCTGCTACTGGAACTGCCTTTGGCTTCACGCTCAAGGTTGTCCAAGACAGCACAGCCCGCACGATCACATGGCCTGCATCGGTTGACTGGGCGCGTGCAGCGGCCCCTACGATCTCTGCTGGTTCGGGCGAAGTGGATGTGTTCGTGTTCTACACTTCCGATGGTGGAACGAATTTCTACGGGTTTACAGCTGGGCAGGTGATGTCGTGAGTATCGCTAGAAATATGATGTCGGCTGCTGCTGGTTCTGGTGGTGGGGAGCCTGAGGGCGCTTGGGACTTGTCGTTTGCTTATTATGACCCACCTGAGGGTTTTGTGTGGAATATTTCCTCTGCTGTTTTTCACCAAAAATTTAGTGTTGCTGATCAAGAGTTAGTCCCAAACGGCATATTCTTCAAACCTGATGGCACTAAGATGTATGTTGTTGGTTCTGGTGGAGATGACGTAAATGAATATGACTTAAGTACTGCTTGGGATATATCTACATCTACCTTCCTACAGCTCTTTAGTGTTGCTGCTCAAGAAATAGCTCCACAAGGCATATTCTTCAAACCTGATGGCACTAAGATGTATGTTGTTGGTTTTGGTGGAGATTACGTAAATGAATATGACTTAAGTACTGCTTGGGATATATCTACATCTACCTTCCTACAGCTCTTTAGTGTTGCTGCTCAGGAGACAGCTCCAACCGGTATATTCTTCAAACCTGATGGCACTAAGATGTATGTTGTTGGGTCTGATGGGGACGAAGTTAACGAATACAACTTAAGCACTGCTTGGGATATTTCTACATCTACCTTCCGTCAGAGACGAAGTGTTGCTCCTCAGGAGACAGCTCCACAAGGCTTATTCTTCAAGCCTGATGGCACTAAGATGTATGTTGTTGGTTCTACTGGAGATGACGTAAATGAGTACGACTTAAGCACTGCTTGGGATATATCTACATCTACCTTCCTTCAGCTCTTTAGTGTCGCTGCTCAAGAAACAGATCCACAAGGCATATTCTTCAAACCTGATGGCACTAAGATGTATGTTGTTGGGAGTAATGGGGACGAAGTTAACGAATACAACCTCGGCGGGTTTAGTGTTGCTGCTCAGGAGATAGCTCCACAAGGCTTATTCTTCAAGCCTGATGGTCTTAAGATGTATGTTATCGGTCAGAGTGGAGATGCTGTTCATGAGTATGGTTTAAACGCCTCCTTTAGTGTTGCTGCTCAAGAAACAGCTCCAACAGGAATTTTCTTCAAGCCTGACGGTACTAAGATGTATGTTATTGGAGCGGTTGGAGACAGTGTCTATGAGTATGACTTAAGCACAGCTTGGGTTACTGGAACTGCATCTTTCCTCCAGCTCTTTAGTGTTGCTGATCAAGAGTTAGTCCCACAAGATATATTCTTCAAGCCTGATGGTCTTAAGATGTATGTTGTTGGTTCTAATGGAGAGGCTGTTTATGAGTACGACTTAAGCACTGCTTGGGATATATCTACATCTACCTTCCTACAGCTCTTTAGTGTTGCTGCTCAAGAAACAAATCCAAGAGGAATTTTCTTCAAGCCCGATGGTCTTAAGATGTATGTTGTTGGTTTTACTGGAGATGACGTAAATGAGTACGACTTAAGTACTGCTTGGGATATTTCTACATCTACCTTCCTTCAGACACGAAGTGTTGCTATTCAAGAAACATTCCCAAACGGCATATTCTTCAAACCTGATGGCACTAAGATGTATGTTGTTGGTTCTACTGGAGATGACGTAAATGAGTACGACTTAAGCACTGCTTGGGATATATCTACATCTACCTTCCTACAGCTCTTTAGTGTCGCTGCTCAAGAAACAAATCCACAAGGCATATTCTTCAAACCTGATGGCACTAAGATGTATGTTGTTGGTTCTGATGGACATGCTGTTCATGAGTATGACTTAAGCACAGCTTGGGATGTATCTACAGCCTCCTTTGTCTCCATTGGATATTGGGATATTTCTACCGCTGTCTTCCTTCAGAGCTTTAGTGTTGCTGCTCAAGAAACATTCCCACAAGGCTTATTCTTCAAGCCCGATGGCACTAAGATGTATGTTGTTGGTTCTAATGGAGATGACGTAAATGAGTACGACTTAAGCACTGCTTGGGATATTTCTACATCTACCTTCCTACAGCTCTTTAGTGTCGCTGCTCAGCAGACAGCTCCAACCGGTATACTCTTTAAGCCTGATGGTCTTAAGATGTATGTTGTTGGTTCTGCTGGGGATTACGTTAATCAGTATGACTTAAGGACTGCTTGGGATATTTCTACATCTTGCTTCCTTCAGAGCTTTAGTGTTGCTGTTCAAGAAGCAGTCCCAAACGGCATATTCTTCAAACCTGATGGCACTAAGATGTATGTTGTTGGTTCTAATGGAGATGACGTAAATGAGTACGACTTAAGGACTGCTTGGGATATATCTACATCTACCTTCCTACAGCTCTTTAGTGTTGCTGCTCAGGAGACAGCTCCAACCGGTATATTCTTCAAACCTGATGGCACTAAGATGTTTATAGTGGGCTTAATTACGGACGCTGTTTACTCCTACACCCTCGGCCCACAAGATTAACCACGAACAGATCGGAGAAACACAATGTTCGTTAAAACCACAAACGGCCAGATCAAACAATACCCATACACGGTCGGTGATCTTCGTCGTGAAAACCCAAACACTAGCTTCCCTAAGAATGTTCCAGAAGCCACGATGGCTGAATACGGCATGTTCCCTGTGG